CCCTTGGGCGGCTTGAGGTGAGCCCGCAGCAGCTCAAGGCGCTGTTGGCTCTGTTGCCCTATGTCCACGCGAAGAAGGGCGAGAGCGGAAAGAAAGAGCAGAAGCAGGCCCAGGCGGAGAAGGTGGTGAGCAGATTTGCGCCTGTTTCGCCGCCGAAGCTGGCTGCTGTGGGTGGTAGGAAGATCTGATGCTGCAGTGGACGACAGCCTGCCCGGACTGGGAAAATCGACTGGTGGCGCGCGAGTCGATCATCCCGCCGCCCATCTATCCGGAGCAGGCGGCGCGTGCGCTGGAGATATTCAAGCAGCTTCGGGTCGTTGATCTTCCGGGCAGGCCGACCTTCGGGGAGTGCGCCGCTCAGTGGGTTTTTGACTTCGTTGCGGCGATCTTCGGGGCCTATGACGCCGAGACAGGCCGCCAGTTGATTCGCGAGTTCGGGCTGCTGATCTCGAAGAAGAACACGAAGTCCACCATCGCGGCCGGGATCATGATGACGGCGCTTATCCTGTGCTGGAGGCACGAGGAGGAGCACCTAATCCTGGCTCCCACGAAGGAGGTTGCGGACAACAGCTACAAACCTGCGGCGGCGATGGTCAGGGCCGATGAGGAGTTGAACGCCCTGTTTCACGTGCAGGACCACTTCAGGACCATCACGCACCGCGTGAACAGGAACAGCCTGAAGGTGGTGGCGGCGGACACAGACACTGTTTCCGGCAAGAAGGCTGGCCGGATTCTCGTTGATGAGCTTTGGGTGTTCGGCAAGCGTTCCAACGCCGAGTCGATGTTCATGGAAGCGCTTGGCGGGCAGGTTTCGCGTGAAGAGGGGTGGGTGATCTACCTGACCACGCAGAGCGACGAGCCACCTGCCGGCGTGTTCAAGGAGCGGCTGGACTATTGGCGCAGGGTGCGCGATGGAGAGATACACGACCCGCGCACACTCGGGGTGTTGTACGAGTTCCCCGCCCACATGGTCGAGTCCAAGGCGTACTTGGACCCGTCGAACTTCTACATCACGAACCCGAACCTAGGGCGGTCAGTCAGCCAGGAGTGGCTTGAGGACAACCTGCGCAAGAACCAGTCCAAGACGGACGGCGCCTTGCAGCAGTTTCTCGCCAAGCATCTCAACGTCGAGATCGGGCTGGCGCTGCGGTCCGATCGTTGGCCTGGCGCTGATTTCTGGGAGCGCCAAGCATGCCCGCTGAGCCTGTCTCAGATCCTGGAACGGGCCGAAGTCGTTGACGTTGGCATCGACGGCGGTGGGCTTGATGACCTGCTCGGGCTTTGCGTGATCGGGCGGGACGCTGAGACCCGCGAATGGCTGTGCTGGGCGAAAGCCTGGGCGCACCGCAGCGTGCTGGATCGACGCAAGGAGATTGCACCGAGGCTACTGGATTTCGCAGCCCAGGGCGATCTCGTGATTGTGGACGAACTCGGGCGCGATGTCGAGGAAGTCGCCGCGACGGTATGCGAGATCGAGCAGGCTGGATTGCTGGACAAAGTAGGGGCGGACCCTGCTGGCGTAGGGGCGATCCTTGATGCCTTGGTGGCCGCAGGCGTCCCGCAGGAAAAGATCGTCGGGATTAGCCAGGGCTGGCGGCTCGGCGCGGCGATCAAGACGGCAGAGCGCAAGCTCGCTGAGGGGACGCTGAAGCACGCCGGGCAGCCTTTGATGGCCTGGTGTGTCGGCAACGCGAAGGTTGAGCCCCGTGCGAACTCGATTCTCATCACAAAACAGGCCAGTGGGTCGGCCAAGATCGACCCGCTGATGGCGATGTTCGACGCGGTTTCGTTGATGTCGCTGAACCCTGAGGGGCGTTCAGGTATGGATTCGTGGCTCAAAAGCCCTGTGAAGGTGGCGTCATGAAAGCGGGCTTGTGGCAGCGCGTTCGCGCCTCGCTGGGCTTTTCTCGTCCGTTGACGTTGAAAGCCCCTGAGCTCTACGCGTCTGCCGTGGACAGCGGCGTGGTCGTTAGCCCTCAGGCTGTCATGCAGCTTGACGCGGTTTGGGCCTGCGTGCGCCTCATCTCCGAGACCATCGCGTCGCTTCCGCTGGGGATGTACGAGCGCACGCCTCAGGGCAAGCGTTATGCACCACATCACCCCTTGCACTACCTGATCCACGACCAGCCGAATGCTGACTCCACGGCCACAGTGTTCTGGGAGGCGGTTGTAGCGTCGATGCTTCTGAGGGGTGCCGCGAGGATCGAAAAGCAGATCGTAGCCGGTCGTCTCGCTGGCTTGCTATTCCTGGACCCCGACCGCCTGACAATAACTACGGATACCCAAGGGCGTAAGACCTACCTATACCGGGAAGCAGGCGGGACGCAGCGCAGCATCCCGGCAGATCGCATCTGGACGATACCGGGTTTCACGCTCGACGGCATCAACGGCGTGTCGGTCATTGCCTACGGGGCCAAAGTGTTCGGAGCGGCCATTGCTGCCGAGCAAGCGGCGGCCAAGACGTTCAAGAATGGCATGCTACAAACCGTGTTCTACAAAGTGAACACGTGGCTGAGGCCTGATCAGCGGGCCGAGTTCAAGAAGAGCCTGGCACAGTCGATCCAGCGCGGAGAAGCTCCACTCCTGGAAGGCGGGACCGACGCGAGCATGCTCGGCATCAAGCCGTCGGATGCCCAGTTGCTGGAATCGCGGGCCTTCTCCGTCGAAGCCATTTGCAGATGGTTTCGTGTGCCGCCGTGGATGGTAGGCCACACCGAGAAGTCCACCAGTTGGGGAGCCGGCATCGAACAGCAGATGATTGGGTTCCTGACGTTCACCTTGAGCCCGTGGCTCAAGCGCATCGAGCAGGCGATCACTAAAGATCTTCTCTCGCCGGCCGAGCGGCTCAAGTTCTACGCCAAGTTCTCGGTCGAGGGGCTCTTGCGGGCGGACAGCGCCGGGCGAGCCAACTTTTACGCCTCGATGGTCAACAACGGCATTCTGACCCGCGACGAAGTGCGCGAGCGTGAGGACCGCGAGCCAATGGGCGGCAATGCGGCTGTGCTGACGGTTCAGTCGGCCATGACTACACTGGACGCCGTGGGCGTCACCAACAAAAAGGAACCCACATGAGCATTAAGACACTACCACAAGCCCCGATGTGGGAGCGTCCACCTGGGATGAGCTTCCACCTCTCGCCCCGCGCCCTGTCGAGCTGGAATCCGCAAATCGTGGCCGCCGAGCGCGATTCGGACCGCAGCATCGGCATTTACGACCCCATCGGAGCGGACTACTACACCGGCGAAGGGGTGACCGCTAAGCGCATCGCGGCGGCCCTGCGAGCGATGGGCAAGGGACCTGTGGTGGTCAACATCAACAGCCCCGGCGGTGACCTGTTCGAGGGCCTGGCGATCTACAACCTACTTCGTGACCATCCTGGCGAGGTCACTGTGAAGGTGCTCGGCGTTGCCGCGTCGGCGGCATCCATCATCGCCATGGCCGGCGACAAGGTGCAAATTGCCAAGTCGGCCTTCTTCATGGTTCACAACGCCTGGGTTGCCGTGGTCGGCAACCGCAACGACCTGTCAGAGCTTGCCAAGACCCTAGAGGGTTTCGACGCCGCAATGGCCGGCATCTACTCGGCCAAGACCGGGATGAGCAAGCAGAAAGTGGCCGCATTGATGGACGCCGAAAGCTGGATTGGTGGCGATGACGCCATCGAACATGGTTTTGCCGACGAGCTGATCGAAGTGGATCGGTCCTCGAAGGCGGAACGCTCCAAGGCCAAGGCCCTGACCGTGCGCCGGGTGGAATCCGCGCTCCGGGCGGCCGGCCTGAGCAAATCCGAAGCCGTCAAGCTGATTGCAGAGCTGAAGTCCAGCGCGGGGGACCCCGCTGGTGGAGGTGAGGGCGAGCCCACCCCAGCAATCGAGTCTGGCGCATTGAGTGCGGCCGCCGAACTGGCGCGTTCGCTGACCCGTGTACTGAACTGAAAGGATCACCATCATGAACCTGGAACAAGACATCCAGACCATCCAGAACAGCCTGAAGGAAGTGAGCGAGCAGCTCAAGGAGCATGCCGTCAAAGCTGCCCGCAATGCCGAGCTGAGCGCCTGGGCTAAAGAAAAGATCGATGAGCTGCTCATCAAGCAAGGCGAGTTGCAAGCACAACTCACTCATGCCCAGCAGGTTCTCGCCAAGCTGGAAACCCGTGGTCAAGAAGGTGGCCGCCCCCAGAGCCTGGGCGAGCAATTCGTGAACAACGAAGCCGTTCGCGCCTTCCTCGCCAGGACCAATCCGCGCGGTCGCGTCGATGTCACCTTCAACGCCGCCATCACCTCCGTCACGACGGACACGGATGGCGCCGCCGGCGACCTGGTGCAAAACACCCGCCTGCCGGGTGTGGTCGCGCTGCCGCAGCGTCGCATGACCGTGCGCGACCTGCTGAGCCCCGGACGCATGGATGGCAGCACGCTGGAATACGTCAAGGAAACCGGTTTCACCAACAACGCCGCCCCGGTGGCCGAGAATGCGGTGAAGCCCGAATCCTCGATGAAGTTCGATCTGGTCACGACCTCTGCCAAGGTCATCGCCCACTGGGTTAAGGCGTCCCGCCAGATCCTGGACGACGCATCCCAGCTTCAAAGCATCGTGGACCAGCGCCTTCGTTACGGACTGGCCTACGTCGAGGAGCAGCAACTGCTCAACGGCGACGGCACCGGCCAGAACTTGCTCGGCATCGTGCCGCAGGCCAGCGCCTACACCGCGCCGATCACTGTTTCTGGTGCGACGATCATCGACCAGATCCGCCTTGCCCTGCTGCAAGCTGAGCTGGCCGAGTACCCGTCCACCGGCATCGTGATGAACCCGAAGGACTGGACCCGTGTCG